GAGATTTCTTTTTTTTCAGTAAAAAACGGTTTTGATTTTGGGATTTCTATTCCGTTGTCGCGCATTGCGTCTGCTCGTATTGTGTTTCGTGTTTCGTTTCGTTGTTTGACATAACGATGACCCAATGTGTTGTTGCATTTGGCGCAGATGCCTCTGAGGTTTGTTAGGTCGTGTTCTCCGCCTGCGTCTACTGGGATTATGTGGTCGACTTGTGTGCTGGGTTGGCGGTTGCAGACTGTGCAGATGGGTTGCTCTCGAAGTATGACCCCCCTGTTTTTTAGGTACTCAGGGTTTTTGTGTGCCTGGCTCATATTGCACTAGCGCGTCGCAAGCGACTTGCTGACGGTTTGTTGTGAGTGATGCAGGTTGGCAGGCCAAGCCGCTCGGTTTGTTTTGTTGTGTTCATCATGTTTGTTGTGTGAAAGCCTAATGCAATTAAGCCCCCCACTCGCTGCCTTCACTCGAGTTCCCTATTGCATTAACCATTTGCCTGACCGATGCTCACGCATAGATCATCTACCCGCGTTACCGCGTGTCACCCAACCGCCATGCAACTGGCTTAGGTCATGCCCGTAATTAGTTTTCGGTATAACTCTGCTTATAGATGCGTTCAGCATAATTCTTTGCCGCCCAACGCAAATGCTTCTCAACCTCATCTTGACCGATAAACGAAGTCATAGCCGTGACCATGACAAACGCCTGCAATATCTCATCTAACAGTTCTATGTCGCTCATGTTGGCTCACTAAGTTTTAGCGCGTCAATTACTTTGCTGACCTCGCTTTTCGTTAGTTCTTTGCTTGACATGATCGGTCTGCCGACGACATTAGTGCAGAACTCTTTTAACTGGTCATTGGTTAAACCTTGTTTGCTGGCCAGCACTCGAATCAGGCCTAACTGTTTAGGGTTTGCGTACGGTGACGATGCCTCTGACTCGAATGGTTGCTCTACTTCATGTAACGGTATGACTGGCGCTAACTGTGCGGCAGGCTGGCGACCCTTAGCGCTCGTAATCTCATCTAATGATGCCAGCGACTTATTGCCACTAAACCCTGCATAAGCGAGCGCCCTGCCAACGGCTGAAGTGAATCCGCATTCTGATTCCGAGTAGCGCTGAAACGAAGTTTTGCCTGGATACAACTCGCACGCTGACGCGACCACTGGTATCTGGTCATCTGCTGTACGCCAGATCGTAACAACACACCTGATGAAACATGATTTGTCTGGCATCTCAATTACTTCGCGATGTGTTTCCTGTATTCGCAGATCAGGGTATTTCTCGAACGCCCATTTCAGTCGAGTGGCAACATCAACATAGTTATCCATAAACCCGCTCATACAACACACCAAACGATCGCATCATTGCCCGACCGTGTATGTCGAGTGAATCCGCTGTCTTTGATTAGGCCGTCTTTGACGAGTGTGCCGCGTGTCGGTCTGATCGTGTTGCCTGACATGTTTAGCGTTGTCTCTAACTCCTCATCAGTCGCATTGTGCAGACACAACGATTCGTAGACGCGCATGCGGTTGCTACCTGTTTTCGGTAGGACTCGAATGGCGGCCTTGATGCTGGTGTGTTGTGCGTCGTGATGCACGATGACAACATTGCGGTTTAGTGCCGGCAATTCTTTTGTGCCACCTAGACCGATTTGTGTTGTAAACATTTCTAGTTGCTCAGTAGTCACGATGAAACAACCTTTCAAGACGAGCAATTTCTGTTTCGTGTTCTTTGACGCGTTCGCGCAGATCGTGAATGATGCTGCAAAGATATTTGATTTCTATGCGTGTCTGGTTAAGTGTGTCTATTGTTTCGCCGTCGTCTAATGCGTTGCAATCATCTATCAAATACTGCAATGCTTGCAAAGTGCTTTTAGATGTCATTTCGTGCATCTCATATTTCGGCACTTTGTGTCCGGTAATTTCGTCTATGACTTGCATCAGCGCTTTTAATTGCGCCGTGTCGTTTCCGAATGGGTCAATGTTCTCGGTCATTGTTTCTCCTAGTTAGTTGTGTTTAATAAAGTACCATATAACAACGGTGTACGCAGTAAGTAACAGCGCAATAATGAAATGTCCTATTTGCCCCATGCGCGCCAGCCATTCGAGTATCGGTAGATAGCCAGCGCCGCACGCAAATTAGTTTCACGGTCATAAAGATCAGCACAACTGGTCAATAAACCGTATGCCTGCAGATAGCCGTTTGGCCAATACCTTGACGGCTGACACCAAAACCCGTTGATTTGCATGATGCCATGTGACCCGCCATTCGGGTCTGTGGCGTTGAACGCGTCTGGCTGACATCGTGACTCGCGTTGAGCGATCGCCACCAGCATTCCGAGCTGGTCGGCAGGCCAGCCAATCGCCTTAGCGGTGTCAAATACCTGCTCGCAGGCTGTTTTAGGCGCACTAGGTTGCGTTGTAAGCGTCGTAGACGGTATCTGTGGCACTGGCACAGCGTCTGCCGTGTATTCGTAGTGCACGACCTTGTCGGCTGGTGTCGGTGCTGGCGGTTTATGAAACACAAACAGCGACATAACGCTGATAATAAGGGTGATGACCGCTTTGCTGATGAATGTCATAGGACCTACTTTCTCGGTAGGTAAATAAGCCTAGACCAGTGGCGGTGCTGTAATCGGTGATGCCCCGTAAACCGTAGCCCAACTGGCTTTGACCTTGATTGGGTCGTTAGCGAAGTTAGGTGACAACTCAATGTGATACCAGTCGCCAACCTCAAATGCGCCTTTAATCCATGTACGCCGATCACATTTCCATGAGCGTTGCAACGCGTAGTCGATAACAAGTTGTATGCCTAATGTGTCGGCGTGTTCTAAAAGTTTGTAAATGTACGGCAACGATACTTCGCGCCCATTTTTACGGCCCTTAACTTTGCTGAACCTGTAAGACGCGTCGAGTGCTAAAGATTTTGCGTGATTGCTAATTACACCGGGTTTGTTTCTGACATCACGATTTACAAATGTGCCGTTATTCCACAATGATTTGTCTGAGTGCGCGCAAACCTGTTTAGCAAACTCGTGCATACCAGATAATTCGTGCGTCACTACTGGGGCTGTGCCGACAATGTATTTCATTTACTTTTTTTTATGCCGTTAGATGCAACTAGCCCCGAAAGTGTGCCAGTAAGAAACACAACAATAGTTGACATCAAGTCAATAAACGCTGCATCGTTTGGTGCTTGCTCAACTGGTTGACTAACAAACAGTAAGCCCCATATCATGCCTAAAACTATTGTGCTAAATACGATTGCTAGTAGTACGCCTACGGTTACTACCATGCGTGCGTGTAGTTCGTCTGCGGTGTAACGGTGTCGAGCCATTATTTGTGGTCGCATCGGTCAGGCACATTACAAATAAGCGTGCGTACGCTCGGTTTGTCATTGTTTGCGCGTGTGGTTTCGCAAGCGCTTAACATAAGTATTAGCATAATTAGCCCGTAACGCATAAACCGAGTGCTGCGCCTTTGGTTGACTGGTCGCCTATCTGTCTGCGTGCCTTCGACATAACTACTCAACTGGCTCAGGTTGAGGTTGTATTGGTGCTGTAAAATTTTGTGTCGCTTGATCGTATGTGTAGCCGATACCTGCATAAGTTTTGTCAGGGTTATCCATAAAAGTTTGTACGCATGGTGCGCCAACAAAATTTGTGTACCAGTCGCCTGTCGGTATACCTTCAATGGTTGCATCGTCAACGCCTGTGATGACTTGTGTTACTACATTGTTTGTGTCAAGTTCAGCCCAGTAGGTAGTCATTATGCCCAACTCACATTGCCTGTGCCAGCGGTAATTGTTGCAATAGTGTTCGCACCGCTAGTTGTTGTTGTGCCTGTTAAACCTGCGCCAATAGTTATTGTGCCTGATGATGTTGGAAAACTTAATATCACTACGCCTGAACCACCTGCGCCTGCCGTGCTTAAGTTATCCCAGCGCCCGCCACCGCCGCCACCACGATTTGTTGTACCGCTGTTTGTTGTTGCTGTTGCTGCTGCGCCCGCTGACGCGCCGCCCGCTGCGCCACCTGTTACGGAAGCAGCACCGCCGCCGCCAGCAGAATAATTTACGCTCGAACCAGTAATACTTGAGTTCAGCCCGCTGCCGCCCGCACCGCCAGTAGTGCCACTACCGTCAGCACCGATAGCGCCGTTACCGCCGCCACCACCAGTATTATCAGCACCAGTTTTAACACCGCCAGCAAAACCCTGACCACTAACACCAGTACCAGCAACCGTGCCACCACCACCACCCGAACCACCAGCCGTACCGCTGGTCGTATTGTTTACACCTCGCACACCACCGCCACCGCCGCCACCAGTCGCGTAAATAATGTTAAAAGACGAATTAGAACCCGCCGTACCAGGCCCGCTACTCGCACCAGCGCCCGCACCGCCACCACCAATAACTACTGCATAATTTGTTGACAATGCCAGCGACAAAGTGCCAGTCAATAAACCGCCACCACCACCGCCACCAAGTGCAGCACCGCCACCACCAGCAACTACAAGCGCCTGAATTGCAAGTCCTGCAGCCGCACCGCTAAAAAAAGTTGCAGCACTTGCACTAGTAAAATAAAGCGTTCCACCCCCATTAGTGCTCAACGCTAAACTGGTTGAAGTTCCAACCGTTGCAGTACCAGCGGTGATCGTACAAACACCGACACCAAGATTTGGCCCAATTTGTAAAGTGTCGCCCGCGCTAAACAAACTTGTATTAACCGTGATTGTTGTTGCGCTCGCAGAGTTCATTGTTATTCGAGTGCCTTTATCGGCAGCAACCAAAGTGTAAGACGCAGTCTTAGCGCTAACCGTCTGGTTATAGTCGTTGCCCTGCAACGCGTTCATTTGCGCTGCCGTCAGAATTGTGTCTGCGACGAATGTTTGTATTGCCATAAGTTCTCCTAACCTAGTGCATTATTTGTTGAAAGTGTGCCATACGAGATTGAGTCAAGTATGAACGCATTAAGCACGACCGTGTTGCTTGTGTAAACCGTGACCCTGTGACCTGATGCCACATTTATATCATGATCAACTCCCTCGACTGCCAGCGCCTGCGTCACCGACAACGGTGTGCCACTAGTAAACGACTTAGTTAAAGACACCGTGCCACCAATATCTATAATCGCCAACGCATCTTTCTGCGGGTCGGTCAACGCAGCAAATGTGCTCGACATAGAAGTGAATCGTGGTGTCGGTAACGGGTCTAAAAGATAGTCGGCCAGCGTCAAAGCCTGTGCATTGGTTGATAGCAGACTGTCAAGAATTGACTGCGACTGCACAAAGTATTCTGATATAGATGCCGCGTCGGTCGCTGTTTGCGGTGCGCCACCAGACTCAATCTCTACGGTCGCAGAGTTAATAACTGCCTGCTGGTCAAATTCGACACCTAGCACATCATATTTTGTGTTAGCGCCAACATCGCTGAACTCTACGGTTGACGGCACAAGTGTGTCACCGATGCGATTTTGGAATACGAGCGTGCCTTCACGATCAACAAAAATGCGACCCTGCTCAGCGTCTTGAATACGGTTTGCATACTGGTTAGCGTTCGCAGATTCTGTGATCGTGAACGCGCCTAGCGTCGCTACTGGTGACGCTGTGATATTAGTTGTACCGGTATACGGAATCAGTGCCAGCATTGCCGCCAGTCGAGCGCTAGAAGTTTGCTCGACCGTGACGGTCTCTGGTAGCGCTGCCTGTGCGAGCGTGTAAATGTCATCAGCACAAGACACGGTGTATTGTGTCTGGCCACCTAACACATATTGTTGTGCATACGAAACAACTTTGCCGACGAATAGATATTCGCCATCACGACTCAACCTGATTGGTCGTAACGGCCCTAAACCTGGTTGATCAGTAGATGTGTTGTAATAAATTGACGAAGTGTTAAATGGGTCTAGCGCACGATCGTTGTTTGTTTGTTGCATTGACACAACCATTTGCCCTGCACCGAACGCGTCGACTACCTGTTTACGGCCACGCGTAATATAAATGTTGTTTGCAAATGTTGTGATGTCTTGAAAGTCCTCGCCGTCGCCATCTAAAACTTGTGGCCCATCTAACTCGCTTTGGTCAAGCACAAATGCTTCAGCGTCAAAGCCTGTGCCTAATTCAAGTAGGTAACTTCCGCCAGTTACTAGCGTTGCTGCCATCAGATCGCCAGTGCGTCGAGTGGGCCGTAAACCTGTTTGTAGTTCAGTAGCGCGTTGTAGACGGCTTGACCGATTTGTGGCCCTGTAGATATTCCGCCGTTGACATTTATTGTTATGTCGCCTCGCGCTGCGGTGCGTTCCGCGACACCTTGAGTGAACGCTGACATTGCCATAGCCCCATTTGATGGTGCGCTAAGTATGCCGCCGCCAGCGCCACCGCCGCCACCACTGCCGCCGCTGACTGGTTTAGGTAATGCCGGCATTGTTGGCAGACTCGGTGTGATGTTTCCTGTGCCACCTTCACGCGCCATACCGCTACCGACCGATGCAGCGCCACTTGTATCGGCACTACCGCCGCTACTAACTCTGGGCAGTGTGATCATTGGCAGTAACGGAATGTCATTAAACGGGTTGATTAAGTTATAAGCGCTAATGATCAAATTTATTGCACCACTAAACGCATTGACAAATACTTGCATCGTTGCCATGATTGCGTTGAATACGCCGTTGACAACATTCTTGAATGTCTCAAATTTTGTGTACGCATAAATTAGATATGTTGAAACAGTAAGCAACGCAGAACCCAAAGCGACAAACGGGTTTGCGTTAATCGCTATGTTCATTGCCAAAACTGCTACCGACACTGCAACGATTGACGCTGCAACCGCTAAAAACGCTTTAGGATTTGTTTGCGCCCAATCAGCCAATCTTTGCAACACTGGCAACACGCGTTCAACTACCGGCAATAACAAAGCACCAATACTTTCTGTGAACTCAGCCATGCTGTTCTTTAATATCTTAAATTTGCCTGCTGCAGTGTCAGCCGCTTTTGCTGTTGACCCGCCAAAATTGTCAGACAAAATTGACATCACCGTGTCAAGTGTTGCCCCTTCTTTAATCATTGACTTAAGTTCAGGTGACAACGCTGCGAGTGCTTTCATGTTGCCACCAAAACCCAATGACATTGCCTGGCTGACCTCAGCAAGTGACTTGCCTGTGCTTGTGGCGACATCTTGAGCAATCGCTAACGCGTCAGTTGCTTTGGCAACATCATGCGACCCCAAAACTAGTGCGGCCATCGCAGGCCTCAAATCAGAATCAGCCGTACCAGTAGCCCTCGACATAGCGCCGATCATGTCCTCAGTTGCTTTGACCTGTGCCTCAGTAGCGCCAACCGTGTTCTCTAAAGTTTGTGCCAGTTTTGCTTGCTCTAATTCATCTTCCATTGCCGCTTTAGTCGCCAACACCAATGCACCAGTGACCGCTGTTATTGCAGCCGCTGCAGGTATCGCCGCTTTACCAATAGCGAAATGCGCTTTCTCACCGGCGGTTTCTAATGACTTAAATTCTTTGATCGCCTTGTCAATACCTTTGCCATCAAATTCAGAAATAATTGGAATAGATAAAGCCATTACATGCCTCGCTCTACTGTGCGTGTAGCCGCTGCGATCGTGTGTTTCATTGCAGCCTCAATGCCACGACGAGCACGATAAACCGCAGGGCCAATAAGTCGAGTGCGACCAGCCTGCACCGGCGACAAATTATCGCTAAGACTATTGCGGTTAGCGCGACCTGCAGTCTCAAAGATTGCAGCAGCCTGATCTTTCTGAATAATTAAGATCACACCGACTGCGTTACGGCGTGTATCGAATTTCATTTGCACACCGTTTTTTGCTTTGTCAACATCAAAGCCTTTAATCTTTCGGCCGTCTTTCTTTTGTTTCCAATCTCTCGACATACCAGACAACGGCACTTGTGTATACATTGCTTTTGCTGCGTTAATGGCTGGCTGTGCGATCGTCGTTGCATCAGCCTTAAATTGTTTCTGCAACTCTGGGTCAAGTTTTCCCAATTTGTTTATCGTGTCTTTGACACCGACAACACTGATGTCAACTTTGGCAGACATTACTTGTTTCGTTTCTCAAGAATTGTTGCAACAGTCGCCAGGTCACGGTAGTCAAATTCAATCTGCGTTGGCCAATATCCTGTAGCGCAAAGCATTTCTGCTAGTTGCCTTCGGTAACTGCCAACGCCGTAGGGTTTGGGTTTGTCTCGTCAATCGCTGCTACTTCCATATCAGGATTTGCCTTGACCCATTGCCGCCACGATGCTGGTAGCGAGTCGCCGCGAACCTGCATGATCAGATATGCCCAGCAACATAGATCGGAATATCCGATGCCTTTGCCGTCAGATACTTTACGGTTCTCTAGTTTTTCCCATTCGCACACGACATACATGTTGGTCACTAACTCGACTGGCGGTGTGCCGTTGTGTAGGTCTACAGATAATTTGACTTTCATTTATTCCTCTCGGTACGGCGCTTGTAGGCGCGGCTTGTTTTGTTTCGTTCTCAGCGGCCAAAGCCGCGCGATCATGAAGTCGCTTTAGTTAATACGCCGCCACTGAATGTCAGTGTAAGTTCTGACAGTTCGCCTAGTGATGCGTTAATCGGTGTGTGTGCCGACAAGTATGCGCCAGTCAATGTGTAACTAGGGTTAGTCGCCGACACGGCCGCTGAAGTTGGTTTAACAACAAGTGTTGTCACAATGCCAACTAGACCAAAGATCGTTGCTTCTGTTTCTGACGCTGCATAAGACTGATACAAAGTGACTTCAATCGTGTTGTTTTGTAACGATGTCACTGCTGAGCCACCAAATTTGCGTGCGCTATCTCCGAACGAAGTTGTTTCTAACTGCTCGTAAACATAATTTACGACCGCTGAGGTACATTGGTCCTGGAGTGAAACTGAGTTGATACTGACATCTGCGTTGCTGAGATAGACCGAAGTCGCCATGTTGTGTTAGTCCTTGTCTGTGTCTGTGGTTATAGGTTTAGCAGATTTTGTTGCCTTTAGTGGTGATAGGTGACCAGACTCAACTAGAAACAATATGTCAGTAGTCAGGTCGCCTAGATCGGCTGCTTTAATAATGTCGCCTCGACTATGGCCGTTAAGCCTGTTACTGGTCACAAGGTAATCGGTCATGTCGTGCTCGCTTTCATTTGTATTGTTAACGCCAATGCTGGATAGTCAACCCCGCCGACAGTCAGTGTTGTCGGGTTGCCGCTTACAACTGCGACTTTTGCAGCCAAAACCATTGCAGCAACATTAAGACAATTACGGTAGGCATCAGCGTTAGACGGCCCTAACGAAATAACCATGACCGGTATCGCCATGTCAACAATGTTGTAATTGAACGCAGTAAACGACATTGCATCTAGCAGTATGCACGGCGGCTGTATGTTGCGTACATCAGTGACACAAACCAAATTTGACACCGCGTTCAGTGTCGTAGCAAGGTTATTTATTGCCGTGTTAAATAGATCGGTATAAGCCTGTGCAGCCATTATGCGACCTGTGGTCGGTCAACACCTAACAACTGTTTAACGATTGGTGATAGTCCGTTAGTTGAGCCAGCCGACATACCGTCAAATGATGCGAAGTCTGAGATGCCGCCGCGCTGACGATACAACGCGCCACCATACATGATCGTTGCAAGTGTGACATCGCCGCTAGGCGAAGTTGTTAGCGAGTCAAAATATCCGCACTCTTGACGGCGACGATAACAAAACGCGTTAGCGGCGCTGGCGCACTGTGTTACAAATGTTGTGTCATCAGCGGTTGCGGTAGCGATGCCAAGCCATGTCAAAATTTGTGCGGCCGTAATCCATGTGCAATTTTGTGTATGTGTAACAAGGCCAGCAAGCGCGACAACATATTCAACATTGCTGCCGGTGCAGGCATACAGAATTTGATTAGCGCGTGGCACATTTTCGTCAAATATCCATTCGCCAGTAGTTGAGTCAATGCCAGTGAACTCATATTGCGGCAAATCAAGAACGGTTGCGGTGCTGTTGAATGGCGAACCCAACGCCGTCACCGTTATTGATTCACCGACAACTAATTGTGTTGGCTCAAGCGTGGCAATGCACGCGTAGTTAGAGATCAGTTGCTTGCTGTATGTGTTGTAGGTAGTCATGGCGGTTAGGCCGCCTTTCGACTAGGCCTGTGTGATCTTTTGGATCATGTCCGCGTTGGCAGCAAATGTGCAGAAGTAACCGTATGTGGATACTTGACGGGTCAAAGTTGCTGGCGCGTCAATGCTCAAGATGCCTTGTTGTGCTTCGTAAATCTCAAAGCCTTTGCTGTGCATGATGACCATAGTTTTATCAGCAAAATTATTGTCAACAACGAGTTTAAGTCCGAGTGGACCATAGTTTTCGTTGTTTGCGCCGAGTTGTGTATTGCCAACACCGATTGAGTTGACACCTTGCAAGCCAGGTCCACCGTAGTTGGCGAACAATGGTCGGCCAGTCGTGTCAGCGAGTTTCATAACTTTGCCCCATGTGTTCGGGTCAACAAACATATGATCTGGTAAAAAGTTTGTTGCTGCAAGTGTCACGATTGCTGCATCGTAAATGCTGGTAAACAAGTCTGCAACTGTCAAATCCCATACGCCAGCCGATGTTGCTGCAGTCAACAAGTTGTCTGCTGCTTCGTTGTCGGTAGCAATCATGTATTCGCCAAGCATGTCTGAAATTACAATTTCAAGCGCGGCGGGATCGGTAAACGAAATTGTCTGAAAACTCAAATTCTGCGTTGCACCGAAAGTTTTTTTCGTGACAGTATTGTTTGCCACGACCATTGTTGTTGCCGACAATGACGAACCTTCGGTCTGCGCTGCAGCCGAAGTGTGTGTTGTAATTGTTGGTCGATTAAATGTTGACGATGGTGTTGATGGCATTGCGCGTGCGCCTAATGCAGAAACAACAGGTCTCATGAAATTGACCGATTCAAAAACGGGACCCAACTCCACTCTCGTAAGCAAGCCAGGCACGCTAGTTAAAAATTCGTCGCCCGCTGCCGCTTCAATTGGCGACTTGTGATATTCGCGGAAGTCAATGAAGTTTTGTTGCGCTTTTTTCCAATTGTCGCCACCTGCGTAAAATGCGGCCATGTATTCCCAACGATTCATCAGACGCGGTTCACGCTTTGCTTCTGCAAAGATTGGCGCGGTCGGTGTGATGACTTCTGGTGTTGGCACTGGTGCTGCTGCTGTTACTTCGCTCATGATTTTCTCCTGTGTAGGTATGGTTTCATTTAACTCTATTTGTGGCACTTCTTGTGGGATACTTGCTGCGACTTGTGTGATGACTGAACCCGAGAACGCTGGCTGGCTGACTAGCGACAATTCGAGCCAATCGGCGGCCTGAATTAGCATTACGCCTTCTTCGTCAAAACTGTATTTTGTGGGTGCGACACCGACCGACACTTCACCGATCGTGCCATCACTGGCCAGCACTAGCGCTTCGTCTCCGAGCCTTGTGGCGCTTACTTTTGCAACAAACATCATTGCTTCGCCTGTGTCGACACGCTCAATAACTTGACCGATAATCTGTGCCGAGTCGTGTTGCATATACAACTTTGGTTTGCGACCAGCGGCCGATAGCGAACCCGGCATGAACTTGACTTGTGTGCCGTCTGAAACTGTCGCGGTGACACCGTACTCGACTGCCACACCTGAAATGGTGCGACGCTGTACGCCGTCTGCTGCTGCCGCGTCAACCGTGATCTGCTGTGGGGTTAGTCTGATCATAAGTCTGAGCCTATATTATTTTGGTCATTCATTTGTGACATCTCCTCTTGCATTGTGTAATCACCTGATAAATAGTCCTCTACATCAAATTCGACATATGTGCCGTTCGGTAAAACATTGTTCATGCTTAAAGTTTGTGCGATGCAGTCAGCGTATGCGCGTACACCGAATGTCCAAAGATCGGCACGACTTTCACTGCTCGACTGGTACGAATACGACCCGACGCTGATGCCTGCAAGGTATGGCGGAATGTTGCAAAGTCTGGCCATTTCCATTGCCTGAAATTCTGATGAGTCGATTAGCAACATTTTGTCTGGCGATGTGAGTGTTTCTGTGTAGGTCACAAATTCGTTTAGCGCCGCAGTCTGATTAGATTCGCGAGCCAAATTAAACGAGGCTGCGAGATCAGCCAACTCAGAGCCTGATAGCGGCTCCCCGCCTGTCTGACGCAAAATGCCTGCAGGTATTGCGCTACTCGAATTGCGGAAGCGTGCTGCCTCAAGTTTTAGCGCAGTTGATACCGCTTGCGCTGACTGATACACGATGCCTTGTATCGGCGACAAAAACTGTACGACATTTGCTGAGTCAAGTTTTTCGCCAGCAAAATATAGTTCGTTAGACGGCCCAAAAAATACTGGGCCTGGCTGATCGCGTCGAGTCACATTGGCGAAAGGTAGCCGATCAAATGATGCCGGGTATCCGTCAGCGGTGCGACTAGTGACAAATAAATATGCTGCACCGTAAAAGAATAAGTCATCAAATAACCAACTAAGCAAAAAATTATTTGTAACGCTTGGCGATATTCGACGCAACCATGATCGCGGCGCAATATAAACTTTCTCCATTTCTGAGCCGTTCCACATCTCGTTGTACATCTGCAAATTCATGCAACCAATAACTGATGCCATGAGATCGCGACTGCGCGAAATGGTTGGCACACTGATCGCATTGTTTCTGGCTGTGCCTTCGACATACTGATAGAAACGGCCTACAGAGTTAGCGCCACCGTAACTGCCAGCGGCTGCCGCTTTAGATGGTGCAGGTGATATAGCAGCCTTGCTAACTTGACGGTTAAATAACGGCATGCTCAAAGTATGCCACTAAACGCCTGTGCCGTTGTGTATAGGCGACCGCCAAACCGTAACCGAGAAAGTAAGGATTCGACGGTCGCCCGCAAATACCTTAGCGGGTCGCAACAACGATCATAGGTTTGCCCGAGCTGGTCGGTCGACTAGCGAGCGCGGCAGCCCACACCATGCAGCGTGCTAACTCAATCGGGCCTGGCGATCTTTGGCTAGATAGTGCGATGCTGTTTTGTGACCTGACCGCGACTGCTCGTTGCACATGTTCTGCGAGCATTGCTTCGCCTGTGTGTAGCAACAGTTTTTCGCCGATCATAGATTTTATTCGTGGCGTAAATTTTAAGATTTCGCCGTAGCCAACGACAATGCGTTTGCGTTCTAACGCAACGGGCCAATGCAAATCTATTGTCGGTGTGATCGCAAACCTGACTGATGCTGTGCCTGCACATAGACGATCTACTTCTGCTAGTAACTGCTCATAGGTGTCAACTACGAACTCAACTGTGGCGACCGTTCTGTGGTCAGGTAGTACGACGCATCTGACACCGAAATAGCGTGAGTCGTCTAGCGCACATTCAATGGCGACCGTTCCGCCTGCTGGTATTGGGTCGGTGTAATGCAACTGTGGCCAGACACCTGGCTGTATCCATGCTTTGTCGCTGGCAACCCATAGGTTGCAACTGGCTCGTAGGAATGATGCACGATCTGGGTTCTCGGACTCGGCCTCAATCGTTTTGAGTTCGAGTGTTTGTCCTAGCGCTGGGTTTGCCCATCGCCATGACGCTGGGTCGAGTGGTGACATGTCTGGCGGCGGTGACCATTCGGCAAAGTAGAACGACGAATGTTTACCAGTGTCAATAGAGCGCAAACCTTGTTCACGCCATTTCAGCATCGCCGTTGACGCTTCTGTGCCGGCAGTCGACCAGAGCGATAGCAGCGGTGATTTTCGTGCGCGTTGTGCTGGTAGTAAACCGCCGTCAATGACATCGCGTGCAATGTCCCACATTTCGTCGGCAACGATCAGGTCGGCTGACATTCCGTGACCCACTGAATTGTTTGCAGCCCTAACAAACCATTTAGACCCATCAGGCATAGTGGCTGCGTTACGCCCATACGACGACATCAAGTAGGCATTGAACCGTTTTTTTAATACTGGTGCGACGAGATCGTAAAGCATGACCGACAAGTCGAGTCGGTGCGCGGTCGTCAACACCGTCTGTTTAGTGTCACGAATTTTAGGCATCTCCGTCAACCACCAGCCAACCAGAGCCGCTAACGCAATCGTTTTACCATTCTGACGCGCAGTAGAAACAAGGCTCACACGGTTGCAAAGATCGCCAACATCGTCATACAACAACTGACCTTCAAGCGCATGACACTGCCACGCCATCAACTCAACATCTAGAAACTCTCTGGCCCATTCCCTAACACCATCAACGAACGACCCCGCATGATCAGGCCACACCGTCTCAAGTCTTGGCTGCTCACGACCAGTACCCGCCAGTTCAGGCTGATCAAGGCTATTCGGGATAATCCAGAC